CCAGAAATGGTTTAGCAAATATGTTCTTAAAAACAGATTGTACTCATTTGATGTTTATTGACTCAGACATTCGGTACAATCCAGAAGATATAGTACACATGGTTCGTGCAGATAAGGAAGTGATTTGTGGTATCTACCCTAAGAAAGAAATTAATTGGGAGTCCGTTAAGACTGCTATGGATAATGGCATCACTAAGGATAATCTCAAACATCATACTGGCAGCTTTGTTGTTAATCTTGTAGATTATGCCTCTGAGGTTACTGTACCAATCAATGAACCTGTAGAAATATGGAATGGTGGTACTGGTTTTATGCTCATCAAAAGAGAGGTCTTGGAACANTTACAGACNACNGTTAAGTCGTATGTCAATGATGTACATGACTTAGGTGGAGAACTNAAGAGAGATAGAATCTATGAATACTTCCCTGTCTTTATTGAGGAAGGAACAGAGCGATTACTTTCTGAAGATTACGGATTCTGTAAGATGGCGAGAGATGCAGGAATTAAGATATGGGCAGGACCTTGGATTAAGTTAGCACACATGGGAAGTTATCTGTTTGAAGGTCAACTTATACAGACAGATTAAAGTTTGATTCTTAACCATATACGCTCATGCAGCCAATACAAAACAATCTTAGTAAACAACTCTAAGAAAGCAATACTAAAGGCTAATTGAGCGTGTCCTGTGACTAACCAAGAAAGAAGGAAAGTATCAACACTTCCTGTAATTCTCCATGTAACTGCTTTTAATAATGACTTGTAGTGTGAATCTAACGACATCCCCAACGCTTCCTTGCAGCTTTACCTCTTGGACCTTTCCAGTTACGGGACCTTGCACAGAATGATTTGTGTCTGGGTCCTGACTTCTGCGGTGCTTTTAGTTTGCTGCCTGTTGCTCGGTTATATTTCTTTCTCCCTTTGGCAGTCAAACCGCCTCCAGCAGAAACGGATAGCTTTTCTCCTCTCCCAACAGAGAGATTCGGTTTACTTGACATTTAAATAATCCCTTACTTTATCAAGTGTTTGCAATTGTTCTGGAGTGTACATTTTTTTAGCATCTTTCCATTGATTAAAAGTGTACCCTCTAAACATTTCTGGTAAACCCGTCATTTCATACCATGTATCATAAGGACGTTTTTCACCTAATTTAGACGTATGATAAGCATATCTTTTTTTCATTGCTTCTGGGTCTAATTGACTTTGAAACTGTTGATATAAGGCTTGTAATTGAGGGTCTGTTCTTACACCTTGATGACTTGCCCAGTCGCCCAATATATCTAATGGTGTAGTCTTAGTGTTATACACTTCTATTGCCGCTTTTTTTCCTTTTGCCCAATCCGGCATATCTTCACCTTGCATAAACTCCAACATATACTTTGGATTTTTTTGTGGAGAATATTTATATGCTAACTCTTGAGATTCTAAAATAGGATATTGTTTTAATGCTTCATCCCATAATTTGCCGCCTTTATCTTTGGCAATAGTTTTTAATATAGATGTATCTATATTGTTTAATTTTTCTGGAGTAACGTCTGTAATGGGACCAAGCTCTACCGTTGCGTTATCTGCCATTTGATGCCCCCGGACATCCGAGTACCCAATGATTATCCAATCATACTCTCCGAAATAGTTTTTACTTCAGCTACACGATTAAGCCAACCTTTACCGAACGTGGGAAAGGTAGATAATGATTTATAGAACGCAGTCTTTTCAGCAGCAAAGTTTTCTAAAAGAGAACGTGTATTCGCCTTTTGAACCGCCTGTAGCGTTCCTTGCCCAATAACACCGTCAGCAGTAACTCCAACGGCTTCTTGTAATAGTTTACTAGCCATACCGACACCCATATTAACAGAAGCATCAAAAGTGGCATAATCGACACCAGCAGGAAGCTCGTCACCATGAACTTTGTCCCAATATAATTGTTTGTAAAGGTCGTGAACATCTTGGTCGCTTATATTCCTTAAATCATCTTTTGTTAAATGTGGGTTACGTTTCCAATCTTTAAATACCGCAAACGTAATTCCTTTCATAGTAGCACCTCCGGGGTCAGCAGGATTATCACTCCACAATCCCTCGCTCTTGAGTACGTGTGCTAATGCAGATTCGTAATTTTCTTTCATGTTGTTGGTGTACTCTGATGTAATAGTTCATCTTTCTTTTGACTACCTGCTGATGAACCAAAGTAAAAAGAAATGATACCAACCCAAGCCGTTGATAATGAACCTAACATAATCATCAATTCATCCGACTTGGTGGCATAACCCATCATTAATGCAAATAANATTCCAAAGAATCCAGCAGTAATTAANAGAGAAAGTAATGGTGGAATCCATGAATGAGTTGCTGTTTGCATATCCCTAGCTGATTTACGGTCATCTACGGCTAACTTTTCAAAGTTAAGTCCTAACTCCTGTGCCTTTGCTTGTAAATCTATTTCAGCTTGTTTTAGACTGGCTAATTGGTCAGCAGTTAACTTACCAGAGTCAATCGTAGACTGTACGTCTTTTTCATCAACTCCCAATGCTTTTGAGATAGCAGTAACCGCNAGTCCTGCTAGTGGTCCACCTAACGCAGTAGCAATCCCCGGTGCTATTTGTGCTAACCATTCCATGTTAATCCTTTAGCAAAATAATTAACATCATACAAATTAATGCAAACATTGTCCACCATTTAAATAAATCATCATCCACGTACAATATCCTTTTTGGTTTTTACAATCACTTTATGTTCTTTTGAAAAGCGTGCTTTTGGTTTTCTTAACATCTTGATTTCAAAGTGTAAATAGATGATATAGGACCACAATCCTAATTCTATAAGATAAACAATAAACCAGTATGTCTCCCATGTCATACAAGATTAAATTTCCATAAAATATACGTAATGATGGCAGCAGCTACCCAGCAATACAACTGTACTCGTTTCACATCCTCTAACTTATGACCGTAATACTTTTTATTTTCTTTATGTTCTTTCTCAACAACCGCTCTTAATTCAAGAACCTTATTCCATTCTTTTTCACCGTATTTGGACTTAAACTCTTTTTCAGCTTTATCTTCAGCTTTAATGATGGTGTGTTGATTTTCGTATTCTTGGATAGCCCGATATATCATCGAGTTCTCCATCGCCTCTTCATGGGCTTGATGACGTTTACGTGACTCTAACTCTTGTTGAGCAACGTCAATCGCATCGTGCTGGATGCTTTCAATAGTTTTAGTAAGTTCTTTACTTGCTTCTCTAGTGGAGTTGAGACTATTTGATAATCCCTTTACTCCACTTGCAATTCCGTAATCTTCCATTTGTTAACCTAAGCATATAGATTAACCCCCGATATTAATACCCTACAGACGTGGCTTCATTTAGTATGAGAACACCGCCAATATTAACGCTTACTACTGCAGCAGAGGCAGCACTACTAGCAATCTGGAATCTTAAATCTGTTCCAGCAACATAACCGAATGGATAATGTCTTTGTACTTCATACGTTGTATTAAATGGTGTTTGTACAATTACTTTTTGTACTCCTAAAGATGTATTGGTAATTGCCCTATACGTTGTATAGTTTGCTGTGTTACCATTAAAACTAGAATACGCACCGTATCTCCATCCATAAAATGTATATCCATTAGGAACGGTATAGACACCCATTTGTGATGTACCAATACTAGTGGTTACACCACCCACTGTTGTAGTATTGATTTGAGCATAAACAGTACCACCAACAGCTAATGTAATGACACCAGACGGATTCGTAGCAGAACCAACAGAGACTGCTATGTTATTGATTCTAAAATAACTATTTACAGTCGTTACACCAGTAGTTCCATTTAACNCTAAATTTTCAGTAAGAAGATTGTAACTTGCATCTAATCCTGTAATTGTGATAGTTGCCGTATCAGTAACTACCGTACTAACTAATGTCATTGTAGAAGCAGAGGCAGGAAACACATAATCAGTCGTTGCCATGTTTTCCCATACAGTTCTAAATGCNTTAGCCGTAGCAGGAGTTGTTCCATACGCAAAGATGTTGGCAGGTGCATGATATGGAATTTGACCTCTTGATACTTGTAACTCAAAAGATTCAGTCCTTCCATGTTGTGACATTGAAAAGGTGGACTGTGCCATATTAGAACTTCACTTTCTTTTCTGGTTTAGATGTTGGAGATAGTTTAGTGCTGTAAGGACCTTGACTAAAATCCCAGACAGACTGAAAACCACCTTTGGGTAACTTACCTAATTCGTACTTTTCATTCATACCGGTATTATCAGATGTCTTTTGTGGTCTTACAGGGTCAGCATACTTCTGTCCCCATGAAAGATTATCACCGACAACGAGTTTACTCTT